TGCGCTATAGTTTCGCGTGATATTGGTGAGCTTCGCGATCGATTCAGTCATGGAATTGATGCCAGACTCGACCGTCGAGGCAAACGTGGCAGAGAGCTGCAATTTGAGCCCCTGCAATGACAAACCCAGGCGATCCGAGGCATCATCGACAGCCGTCAAGGCCCGCACTTGATCGGTACTGAGAATCAGGCCAAAGCGTTCAGCCGCCCGGCGTGATTCATCGAAGGCCGCCGCGCCCCGATTCAACATCGGGATCATCTCAAGCCCGGATTTCCCAAAGAGCGTGATGGCGATCCGGGCCTTCTCCGGGCCATCCGGCAAAGTTTTGAACTTGTCCGCCACGGCCCGGATGACGGAATCCGTCGTCCCCAGTGAGGTGATCGCAATCCCCATCTGCTCGAACGTGGCCGACGCCGCGCTCGCCGGATCGCGAGCCTCGACCATATATTTCGAGAGTGTTTTGATGCCGGTCGTGAGGGTCTCGGCCTGGAATCCGTTCTCGGCCATGATTACGGACCAGCCCTGAATCGTATTCATGGCGATGCCGGTCTTTTGGCTCAGCTGATCAATCGCCTCGATCTGCTTGCCCGCGCTGGTGGTCATGAGGACCGCTGCCGTCGCCGCCGCCGCGAATCCACCCGCCAAGACGCCGGCCGCCGTCGCGCCGCCCTTGGCGAGCCCTTCGAACGCTTCCAGCGCCCGATTGACCCCACCCCCGAGCGACTGCCCGGCCACCGACGAGGACTTCGTGAAGCGATCGACCGACGTTTGCGCCTGGTCGAGTCCCTTCAGGAGTCCGTTCGAGTCTGCGAGGAGTTCGAGAATCAGCCTATTCACAGCGCCCCCGTCCGGATGCCTTCTGCTGCTCTGCCATCATCTGAAACGCCTGCACCGTCTGCGCACCCACATCGACCGGCTCGTCAGCCTCACCCTGCACCAGCGTGCGCGGCATGAAATCTTCCGGCGTCAGCGCCTTCTGACTCTTCTTCGTCCGGTTCACGTTCGCCAGCGTGCTGGCGATCAGTCCGGCCTGCCAGTACCCCGCCGGCGGACCAAACGGCTCCACCTGATAGTAGGCCTGCCATTCCACAAACTGCTTCGCCGACATACGGGCCAGCAGCCTGTCCGGGCTCGGTTCCCCCAGACTCAGAGCGAGGCGGAAGGCGAATCGCCGCTCTGGGCTGCGTCGGAGTTTTTTACCAACTCCTCCATCTCTTTCGGCCCACGCCCGGACAGCCGCAACGCCACCCCCGCGAGGAGCTCCAACGCCGCCGAGCTTTTCGTGCCGAGCTTCACTACGTCGCTCTCCGTAAAGAGCAGCTGCCGCTGGCGATCGATCAGCGTGCGTTGCACCAGCTTGGCCGTGGCATTCTCCAGCTTCGCCCGCCGGGATCCGCCCTTGATCTCACTGACTGACATTTCGTAGGCGTTCCACCCGGCGGCGGTGAAGCCAGAGACCAACACCTTACGGCCGCCCCATTGGGGCACCGTGACTTCCTCGATCTGCACGTCATCCATGCCGAGGATGTCGTCTTTACTCAACAACTCGTCTGCCATGATGCCCTTCCTATGCGACCTTGATCGGCGCGAACTTCACGGCCGCGTTGCTGCCCTGGTAGTACAGATTGCCGTCTGACTGGAGCCAGCCATCGGCCTGATTGATGAGGAACATCGCCACATCGCCAGCTGCGAGGCTGTAGGCCGTGATGTCGCCGGTGCGGTTGCGGGAGTCCGCCACGCTGCTGATCGTGATGGTATAGGGCGAGGCCCCGCTGTTCTGCGCGACGAGTAGAATCGTCCCGGAGAGCGGGGTCTGATTGAAATTCACCGTATCGGCCGCCGTGAGCGTCATGTCGAGCGAATCGGCCGCCGGTTGGAGTGTGGGATAGGGGCCTTTCGGCACTTGCACGGCGATGGTTGTACGGGCCATGGAATCCTCCTTCTAGTCGTGTCACAAATCAGGCACCCCCGCTCATCGGGGACGCCTCACACTTAGCTAAATGTTGGTGCCCCGGTGCAGCGGATGCTGATCTTCTGCGTGATGGCGTCATCGACCGGAAACTCGAACGGCATCGACTTCACATAGCCTGAGAAGCTGATCGTCTGAATCGCGCCCGGCAAAACGATCTGCCAGTTGCGCTTGGTCCGGTTGATGAAATCCGTGCGGAGCCCGATATGCGTGACATCGCTCGGCACATAGTTCGTTTCGAATTCGACGCTCCCGGCATCGATCAAGGTCAAGATGAATTCCTTGTAGGCCCCTGATGCCGCTGAGCTGTGCGTGGTGACTTCGGCTTCATCTGTTTCCATCGATGGTCCGCTGATCGAGCGGACTTCCCCCACGGTGCTGAAGGTCTCCGGTGAGCCTCCGTCCCCGCGTTTTAAGAGCGTGCCATATCCAGAAATTGCTGCGGTTGCCATAGCCGTCCTCCTCGTTCGTTAAAATGCTAGCGCCCGGCGTTGATGTCGACAGGTCCATCGCTGGACGGCCTGCGCCACCCCTTTCACGGCGGTGGTATTGTCGTCAGTGGTCAGTTCCGTCAGCTGGAGATGCGAGACTTCATGCTTGAGCCGCTCGCGCACCAGCACCATCGCCTCGTACACATCCTCGATGGCCGCGTCTAGCTTGGCGCGTAAGTCGGTCGTGTCGCGCACATAGAGCACCAGCACTACCGACAAAAGGCTTTCGAGCTTCTCGACGGTTTGCCCGGTCAGAGTTTCATCCGTGACGACGACGCAATAGGTGATGTCGCGTTTGATTTCATCTGCGCTCAAGAAATTGGTCGACAGATCGAACGCCTTCACGCGAGCCTGCTCGGCCCCCTTCAGCGCCCCCAGCCCGGACAACACCGCATCCCGGACCGTCGTGCGTGTGCTGGTCAGTGGCGTGCTCACTTGCCCACCTCTGCCAACACTTGATCAAACTCCTCACGCGCCACCGCCTCCATCGCCCGCTGTCCCGGTCCAACGACCGGCCGTGGCCGGAGATGCCCGCGCCCATGCGCGAGTGTCGCGCCGCCTTCAAAGATGTTCAGCAGTCGCGGCAGCGGCGTCACTTGTCCTTTGATCTCAGCGGCGCGCACCGTCACTTTCGTCTGCATCTTCCTGGCTTGCCGACGCAGAAAGCCTGTGCGCACACCGAACTCACTGGCAATCTGCTGCCTGGCCTCTTTCCGCCCGACGTTCAGCACCCGGCGCATGGCCTTGCGGATCTTCTGCACGGCGGCTTTCCCCGCCTTCGCATAGTTCAGCAGCCCGACGCCATAGGTCCGCATCCGGATCGCCATCAGGCCACCCCCGTACGCAGACTGTACTTATTGATGATCGGCGCGAGATTGATCCCGCCCCAATCCAGATTGACGTACTGCACATTCCCATCAGCAACCGATCGAGACCGGACGCCAACGAGATTATTAGCCCCCTTCTCCCGGCAGGCCCACACCAGCTCGATCGCCGCCTGCTCCAAATCCGTCGGGATCGTGGCATAGCCGCCGACGTAGGTGATCTTGATATTACGGAGCCCCTGTTGAAACGTGAGGCCGTCCAGCACGATCAATCCCGCATCGGCATCGGCCACCACATAGGATGACTCGGCCAGTAACGTACTGGCCCCATAGACCCGCAAGGGATCGTCATAAAGACTCGTGACGCTAACGATAGGCGGCCGCGCCACCAGCAGCTGTGAGCGCCAGCGAGGGGCCGAATGCTCGACAGTCGAGAGACTGCCGGATCCGGCCCCGTGGTAATACTCCGTCACAGTCGTCTGCTCGAAGGTGCGCCCGCACTGCTGCTCCAGGAACGCCTGCACAGCCGGAATCAGCCGCTCCAGCTCGGCATCGTGCTCCTGGTTGTCGCCTTCGATATTCCGGAAGGCTTTGCAGTTAGGGACCGTCGTGAGCGCCATGCGATTCGTCCTCGTCGCCCGTTAATCCAACAAGGCTGACGGCGGGGTCGCCTGCTGATACCGAGCGCTGCCCAGGATATAGGCGACGCCGTAGAAATCGGCATTTGCCCCCGGCGAGGCCACAGCGATCGACACGCTGGTGAATCCGCCCGCCAAGTCCAGCATGCGGTCATCGATATGGATGACGTACATCTTGTTCGCGGTGTCGAGGTTGAAGGTGTTACTGGTCGCCGCCTTCTTCGCCAGCGTGCCGCTGGTGGTGAGGTCGTCCCAGTAATCCGTGAACGCCAGGGCCTTGTTGCTCGTCCCCGCCACGGCGGTCGCTTGTTCGACGGTGACAGCGGCCGTACCGGCT